ATTGGGAAGATTTTCCCTGAAAATGGCTCGGCCAAACATTATTTGCACTAAAATGGATTTATATGAGTGAATCGACTGAGTTAGCCCGAGTTAGGGACGAATCGGCTTACCGAGGTGTGCCAAACCCTCGAATTCACACAAAACTAAGCGATTTACCCTCTTATGGCGAGCAAATGATTAAATTCTGCGAGGAAATCGGTTACACCTTGCTACCTTGGCAACAATGGCTGGCCCATCACTCGCTAAAATACAAGCCAGACGGCCGATGGGCTCACCCAGTAGTCACCTTGCTATGCGCACGGCAACAGGGTAAATCAACCTTTATGGCCTTGCAGATATTGTTTCGGATTTATGTCCTAAAAGAAAAACTCCAAGTCCACACTGCTCACAAGCTAACTACCTCAGCGGAATTGTTTTACAAGATATATGGAATTATCGAGCAGACTCCCCGACTAGCTGCCGAATTCACTAAGAAACTGGAAAGCAAAGGATTTCAAGAGCTGCAATTCACCGAAGGCCGCCGTTATATCGTAAGAGCTAATAACTCAGCTGGTCGCGGTATTGCCGCACCGGAAACCATTCATCTAGATGAAGCTCGAGAGTATAAAGACGAAGATGTCTGGTCTGCGTTGCGTTATACCCAAATGGCTAGCCCTAACCCTCAAATATGGGTTTATTCAAATGCTGGGGATCAGCACTCAATAGTCCTAAACAAATTACGAGAGAGAGCATTAGCCGCCATTCACGGCGGGACTGATGACATCGGCTGGTTTGAGTGGTCAGCACCTAACGGAATCAAATTTGATAACTCACCAGACTTTTGGCTAGGTGTATGCCAAGCCAACCCATCACTTGGCTACACAGTCCATCCAGACAATATCCGGGCAGTGCTGTCAGACCCCGAGGATATAGTCCGAACAGAAGTTTTATGTCAATGGGTCGATACCATAAACCCAGTTATCAATCCGTCACAGTGGGAGAGCTGCAAAGTTGAGGGGCTTCGGCTCAACCCTGAGTCTGATACTTGGTTGGCTATTGATCTCAGTCCAGATAGAAAACAAGCAGCTCTAGTGGCTAGCCAGAAACTTGAGGGCGATAGATTTCAAGTTATCTTGCTACAGACTTGGCACAATCCTCAAAACCTCGATGATAAATCGCTGGCTAATGATTTGGCGGACTGGGTGCGCAAGTATCCTGTCCAGCTGGTTGCTTACTCGGCCCGAACCGCTTCAGCAGTAGCAGCGCGATTAGCACCTGCTGGGATTAGGACTGAACCTATTGATGGTCTTGACTATGCGCAAAGCTGCGATGAGTTACTTGGTGCTATCTCATCTCAGCGGTTGGCTCATTCCGGACAAGAAGAGCTGACCCGCCAATGCCTAGCCGCCGTTAAGCTCCCTTTCGGCGATGGCGGCTGGGTAATGGGGCGTAAAGTATCTAATGCCGTTATATGTGGGGCGGTAGCTTCAGCGATGGCTACTCATTACGCAACAAAAGCAAATGATGGTGTGGATATAGTCATCTTGTAGCACAACACCCTTACAATTTAACCAAATGGGTGCTATTAGAGATTTCTTCTTTCCAGAAGTTCAAGCCGCTAAACCTCAAAAGGTCAGCGATGTAACTGCTGCACTAACCCCGGTGCAAGTTAGCGACTCTGTCTACAACATATTAGGTGGAGCAACAAATACAACACGGCAGTTGGCTATGAGCGTACCTTCAGTAGCTCGCGCTCGTAATATTATTTGCGGCACAATTGGATCATTACCGCTAACAACATTTAATCGCATTACTGGGCAATATGTAGACCCGCATCGCGTTATTAATCAACCAGACCCAAGAGTAGCGGGCTTTGTTATTTATAACTGGTTAGCTGAAGACATTTGGTTATACGGCGTTGGTTATGGTCAAGTTTTAGAAATGTATTCTGCAACAGATGGCGGTCGAGTTAGAGCCTGGACTCGAGTTAGCCCTGACCGCGTTACAGTGGATACAAATTTCAAGAGCACAGAAATTACCGGATACAAAGTCGATGGTATGGCAGTTCCCATTTCTGGCGTTGGTTCAATTATTCGATTTGATGGCCCAGATGAAGGATTACTACACCGAGCAGGTAAAACAATCGCGGCAGCTGTCTATTTAGAAAACGCAGCGGTCAATTACGCTAAAGAGCCTGCTCCTTCAATGATATTGAAGTCTAACGGCACAAATCTAACCGGCGAAAGAGTTTCAGCGTTATTAACTGCTTGGAAGAGTGCTAGACAGACACGTTCAACAGCTTTCCTAAATGCAGATGTAGATTTGAAAGAATTTGGTTTTGATCCTAAATCATTACAGCTTGCAGAGGCTCGCCAATACGTTGCGCTTGAGTTAGCTCGCGCTTGTGGCATCCCTGCCTACTTCTTGAGCGCCGAAACTACTTCAATGACTTATTCGAACGCGGTATCAGAGCGGCGCTCACTTGTTGATTTCTCACTTCGCCCAATACTTAAGGCAATTGAGGAAAGGCTCAGTCTCCCGGATTTCGTACCTAACCCGGTAATGACGCGCTTCGCGTTAGACGATTTCCTACGCGGTAACGCGTTAGAGAGAGCTCAAGTTTATGAAATACTAAACCGTATTGGCGCGATGAGTGTCGAGCAGATACAAAGAGAAGAGGACTTAATTCCAAATGAGAATTAATATGCCAATGGTGGTAACTGCCGCCGATACCGTAAAGCGCACTATTTCCGGCACTATCGTTACTTGGAATGAGCAAGGTAACACCTCAGTAGGCCCAACGGTGTTCGCTGCTAATTCAATCGAAATGAAGCCAGTTAAACTGCTACTTGAGCACGACCGTACTCGCCCAATCGGTAAATTGCTATCTCACGAAGTTACCAAAGATGGAATTGTGGCTACGTTCAAAATCGCCAACACTATGGCCGGGGAAGACGCGCTAATCGAAGCCACAGAAGGTTTACGCGATGGCTTTAGCGTTGGCGCACAAATTAACGAATGGGTTAATGCAAAAGGCGTAATGCAGATTACTGCCGCAACCCTAGATGAAGTCTCATTAGTAACTGATCCTGCAATCGACTCAGCCAGAGTCTCAGAAGTTGCAGCATCTGAAAACGAAGCACCTGAAGATTCCGCTCCGGCAACCGCCGAAGAGGACAAACCAACCGAAGGAGAACAAGTGTCAGACACTACCGTTCCAGCTCCTGCCGAAGAAACGGTAGAAGCTGCCAAGGTGGAAGCCGCTGCGCCACGTCCAGCGTTTTACACCGCTCCGCGCCTTGAGTTCACAAAGGCGAAATATCTAGAGGCATCCGTTCGCTCCAAAGTATTTGGAGATGACGAGTCTCGTCAGTACGTTATGGCTGCAGATGACACCACAAGCAACAACGCTGGTCTCATCCCAACACGTCAGCTAACCGAGGTAATCAATCCTCTATCAAATGCAGACCGCTCTACCATTGATGCAATTTCAAAGGGTGTTTTGCCAGATGCAGGAATGACTTTCGAAATTCCAAAGATTACAGCTGTGCCAACAGTTGCAGATGTCAATGAGGCTCAAGCAATCGGTGAGACCGGAATGACAAATAACTTCTTGACAGTAAACGTCAATAAGTATGCCGGTGGACAGACCTTCAGCGTAGAGCTTTTGGATCGTTCAAACCCACTCTTCTTTGAAGAGCTTGTACGTCAGATGGAATACGCATACGCACTAGCTACTGACCAGTTCGTAGCAGATGCTTTGCTATCCAATGGTCAAGCAGCTGCAACAGCAGTTGATAACACCGCTACTGGCCTTCTCGGATTCGTTGCCGAAGCATCAGCTGAGGTTTACAAGGATTCCCTAGGTTTCGCTAAAAACATTATCGTAACCCCTGAACAATGGGCGAAGATTATGAGCTACAACGATGGCGGACGTCCAATCTACAACGCATCTCAGCCACAGAACGCGGGCGGTGTCGCAACACCTGACAGCCTACGCGGTTCAGTTGCAGGACTAAACCTATATGTGTCTCGCGCACTCGGATCACTAACAGTTGCTCACCCATCACTTCCATTAGGCGATGGTTCAATGATCGTTGTTAATCCAGATGCTTACACTTGGTACGAGTCTTCACGTTTCCGTCTACAAACCAACGTAGCCCTAAACGGACAAATTGAAGTGGCCTACTACGGCTACGGCGCACTAGCAGTTAAAATTGCTGATGGTGCTGTCTACTTCAACAAGAACTAAAAACTCAAATAGTGACGGCCAGTCCGCTCCCGAGCTGGCCGCTCACCTAATTAGCTTGAAAGGATAACGAGATGCCAACAATCGTCACAGCGTCAGAGTTGCGCACTATTCTTGGCGTCTCGTCATCCCTATACAACGATGCTTATCTAAACGACATTATTGATGCAGCTGAGGCTATTACCCTGCCGATGTTAGTTACTTACCGCTCCCGAATTGCCAAGGTTGAGCGTATGGATGACTTTGCGATTTTCACCTGTTCAGCTCCTCACCCATTTAGCGTTGGCCAATCAGTTATCATTACAGGCGTTAGCGCGACTTTCAACGGCACTCACACAATTACAGATGTTGGCCCTACTTTCTATTACAATTTCCCGACATATCCTTATCCAGCTACTTTTGATTACACACTACAAAACACAGATTTCTCTGTATCACTACCCGGCGCAGATGTAATCGAGTTCAATGTTATTCCGGCTGGTACTGTAACTCTTAGCGGCGCATCGACATATGTGGGTAACTCAGCCGTTGAAGCTGCGATATTAACAATCTGTGTAGAAATCTTCCAAGCTCGCACAGCTGCCGGTGGAGCAATCGAAGGCGTAGATTTCGCCGTAACACCTTATAGACTATCTAAGAATCTACTTGCTAAAGTGACTGGCCTTCTTGGGCCTTATCTTGATGTTGAAACAATGGTGGGATAATGCCCATCTCAACAGATATACGCGGATCAATAAAGACTGCACTAAGCACAGTCACAGCCAACGTCTATGACTCAGTGCCCGAAACTGTTATAGCTCCTGCGGTAGTGATTGTCCCTGATTCTCCTTATATGGAATTAGAAGTAATCGGTAAAGCGACTACCCGAGTTAAACTAAATTACACAATCACCGCCTGTGTCGCTTACTTTTCCAACGCAGCAGCTCTTGATAATTTAGAGCAATTAGTTATGAGTATTCTTGGAAAGTTAAATGCTTCCAAGTATGAACTGTCGGTGGTTGAAAGACCATCGGTAACAGAAGTCGGTACAACAACCCTGTTGGTATCCGATATCCGCTTGAGCGTCCGCTACGAGCAAACCGCATAGGAGACCCAATGAGTACAACAATCATTACAGGGCGCGATGTGACCTTCACACTTGACACGAAGCCATATGACGCTCAAACAACCTCAGCGACTTTGTCAGCTGAAACCATTATCGAGACATATCAAACCCTTGATGGTCGCGCTTACAAGTCCGTTGATAAGCAATGGACCTTTACAGTCGAGCTTTTACAGGACTGGGGTGCTAACCCTGCTTATGGCTCACTCTTTGAGTCAATGTGGGCGAATGCTGAAACCGCACCTAATACACCAGTAGCCGTATCTTTTACAGCTGCTTCAGGTGCTAGCTTCAGCTTTAACGTACTACCAATCTTCCCAAGCGCAGGTGGAGCAGCTCCAGGAGCCCTCACCGATACTTGGACTTTGACTGTAGTTGGACAACCTTCAGAGTCATTTAGCTAATAGATCGGAGCATCGGGAGCAATGAAATTATCAATCACAATTAAATACACGAACGGCGAGGAAGTCACCTACAACGCTGGACTCCCTGAGTGGGCGAAGTGGGAACGCAAAACTGGCAAATCGATTTATTCAATGAAGGATATCTCGGCCTACCAACAGGCGGACTTCCTCGACCTTGCTTACTTTGCTTACAAGCGAGAAGCAGCAGGAAAGCCGACAAAGTCACAGGAAGTCTGGGAGTTATCGGTCGAAGAAATGACGATAGGGGATGAAAGCCCAAAAGCTACGAGTCCGGAAGCATAAATCGCTTAATAGTTGAGCTAGCGATAGCAACCGGAATACCGATGAGCGAATGGACTGACATCGACCAAGTCCTAACAGCAATTGAAATATTAAAGGAGCGCAAAGGTGGTAGATGAGCCAATATCCTACGACCGGCGCGAACTTAGGGCAATCATTGCCGCCTTTAAAGCGATGGACGATGAAGCTGTTGATGCGGCTAAACGCGAGAGCGGTGCGCTGGCTCAATATGCAGCCAACGAAGTCAAAGCCTACGGACTCACAAGAAGATTTGGACAGTCCGCTGTCAATCGCATCACTTCTGGCGTTAAGGTTTCCAAGTCCTCGAAGATTGGTGAGTTCTCTTATGGATTCGCGTCTCAGCGTTTCTCTGGTGGAGCATCGACAAAAGACCTCTGGGCAGGTTACGAGTTTGGATCTAATCGTTATCGTCAGTTCCCAAGAAGAACCCCTCGCGAAGGAAGAGGAAATTCTGGCTATTTTATCTACCCAGCACTTCGCAAGATTCAGCCTGAACTAGTGAGAAAATGGGAAGAAGCATTCTCAAGAATTTTAAAGGAGTGGGATAAGTAATGGCCGGAAGTAGAACGCTAAAACTATCCATCCTTGCCGATGTTGATAATTTAAAAAAAGAACTTGGTAAAGGCTCTCAAGAGGTTGAGGGTTTTAGTGGTAAGTTAGAAAAGTTTAGCGCAGCTGCGAAGGCGGCTTTTGCCGCTGCTGCTGCTGCTGCGGCTGCCTATGCGGTTAAGTTAGCCGTTGATGGCGTAAAAGCTGCAATTGAAGATGAAGCTGCTCAACAACGTTTAGCCAACGCTCTCAGAAATGTAACTGGCGCAACCAATGAGCAGATTGCTTCCATAGAGAAGCAGATTCTCAAAACCTCACTAGCTACCGGAGTTGCTGACGATCAACTTCGCCCAGCGTTGCAGCGTTTAGCGATAGCAACCGGGGACGTTACTAAAGCTAATGACCTACTGACTCTGGCCCTTGATATTTCAGCGGCTACTGGCAAATCTGTCGAGGCGGTATCTAATGCATTGGGTAAGGCCTACGAGGGCAACACGGGCGCACTTACTCGCCTAGGTGTTGGTTTATCAGCTGCCGAAATAAAGACTTTAGGTTTAGAAGGCGCAGTAGCCACTCTAAGCGAGACTTTTGGCGGTGCTGCTGCTACTCAAGCTAATACTTATGAAGGACGCATTCAAAGACTTCAAGTCGCTTTTGATGAGGCTAAGGAGACTGTTGGAGCGGCTTTATTGCCTATTCTTGAAAAGTTGCTTGTATTTATTACTGATACTGCTATCCCTGCATTTGAGAAGTTCAAAGCTACTGCCATAGATCCAGTTATTAAAGCAGTCAAAGATAACGAGGACACTTTACGAAGCTTATTTAATTTTGCCAAGAATACGCTTGTGCCATTCTTTTTGGGTAACTTGGTCGATGCCATTAAGGTAATCGGCACAGTAGCCTCTGGAATTGTTAGCGCAGTTTCATTTGCGCTTAGAGCTTTAGAGCCTATTATCAATGCAGCCATCTCTGGCATAAATGCAGTTATTCGAGGCATCAACTTAATTAAGCCCGGCCCTGACATTGCCACAATTGGCAAAATCAATATTGGCGGCTCTGGCTCTACTGGATCTAACACAGTGCCTAGCTCGTCGTTGCCTTTTGGCACTACTGTAACTCCAAAAGTCACACCGGGAACTACAACAATCCCAACTGTTACAACGACAACAACCATAAGCACTCCATCCGTCCCATCAGTAGTTTCCAGCGGTATTGGTGGCAATTTTGACGTAGGTTCGTTCAGACAAGCTGAGGAACGCGGCAACGTAATAATTAACGTCAATGCTCCTAGCGTTATCGATGAACAAGGTTTTAGCCGCGCAGTGGTCGATGCTCTCAATAGCACTCAACGCCGTTCAGGCGGCGGAGCGAGCCAGTTAATTTTATGACAATTTGGTCGCCTACCTACCGAGTCGGAATAAATGGCTACACAGTCACAGGAGCGACTCTTAGCGGTCTAACCATCACCTCGGGCCGGACTGACATTTATTCGCAACCAGTAGCGGGCTATTGCAATTTTTCGCTTATTGAAACTCTTGAGTCCAATATCCCGTACGAAATTAACGACCCTATCTCTATCGAAGTCCAAGACTCCAACGGCAACTGGGTTAGCCTATTTGGCGGCTTTCTAACTGACGTCTCAATCACTGTTCAATACTCTGGCTCAACTGCCACCTCTCAAAGAATTGAGATTATTGGCGTTGGATCACTCGCTCGATTGAATCGCACTGTATTTACTGGCAACCTAGCCCATCAATTTGATGGTGACAGAATTTACGAACTATTAGCCGCTAGCCTTTTTGACTCTTGGGATGAAGTGCCAGCTGCAACAACTTGGGCCACTTATGACCCCACAGTTACTTGGGAAAACGCCGAAAACTCAGGACTTGGAGATATTGACCAACCGGGCGATTATGAGCTTCATTCGCAATCTAACGTCAATGACACCCTTTATAACCTTGTTACTTCATACGCCACATCAGCTCTTGGCTATGTGTATGAAGATGCTCAGGGTCGAATTGGTTATGCCGACTCAACCAGACGCGGCCAGTATTTAGCAACTAACGGGTATGTCGAGCTAGACGGCAATCACGCAATTGGCCCAGCTTTTAGCATTACCAAGCGAGCCGGTGACGTTCGTAATAACATTACTGTCGCTTATGGGGCCTCTGGCAATTCCTTTGTAACTGACGATGATCCGACTTCAATAGCGCTTTATGGCAATCTGGCTTCTACTGTTTTGACTACCTTGCGCAACCAAGGCGATGCCGAGACCCAAGCAGCCTTCTATCTATCTATCCGAGCATTTCCCGAGTATGCCGTTAGGCAAATGACCTTTCCGCTAGGCAACCCGGAAATTGACGACACCGACCGAGATTCCCTATTAAATGTATTTATGGGCTTGCCGCTTGACATAGTCAACCTGCCAGCCAATATGACAGACGGCAGATTTCAGGGCTTTGTAGAGGGATGGACTTGGACGGCTAATCTTGGCTCGCTGAGCCTTACTCTCAATCTTTCACCTATCGCTTATTCACTCCAAGCCTTCAAGTGGTCGGATGTTCCGGCACCTGAGACTTGGCAAACAATTGACCCGGCTATGACCTGGCTAAACGCTACAATAGTGGCCTAAAGGAGAACTATGGCAAATACGACAAATTTCGGATGGGAAACCCCGGACGATACAGATTTAGTTAAAGACGGAGCCGCCGCAATGCGGACTCTTGGCAATTCCATAGATGCTTCCTTTGTGGATCTTAAAGGTGGCACAACTGGCCAGGTGTTAGCTAAGGCATCAAATACCGATTTAGATTTTACTTGGACTGCTGGCGGAGATATAACAGGAGTTTCAGCTGGCGTCGGTATTAGCGGCGGCGGTTCATCGGGCGATGTGACGATAACAAACTCAATGGCGACGGCGATTGATGCCAAAGGTGATTTGATTGTTGGAACGGGCGCGGATACATTTTCGCGTTTAGCAGTTGGCACAAATGATTATGTTTTAACAGCTGCGAGCGGCGAAACTACTGGCCTTAAATGGGCGCCAATTGTTTCTAGTGGTTCTAATTGGAGTTTATTAAACTCTGGTGGAACTGCCTTAACTGGCGCACAAGCCATCACAGTCTCAGGAATTTCCGGGAAAAGTAAAATAATGATTTTAATTGATGCCGCGTCTAGTGCGAGTGCTAATGCCTATGTTGGGATTAGAATTAACGGCGACACAGCTTCTAACTACGACGTACGAGGTGGTTGGATTGAGGTGGCTAGCACATATTCCGTGAATAATTTTACTATTGAACAAATTGCAACAACCTACGCTCGCATCGGATTATGGAGTACTAATGCTGGCTCACAATATTATGGTTATGTGATGTTGGACGGCTGCAACAGTTCTGGCATCAAAACAATTAACGGGGCTGGTTCTGGAACTGCTAACGGTGGGACAAATCACGCAGCATACAATTTTGGTGGCTTTTGGAATAATTCTGCAACAGTTACTTCTGTATCTGCTTATTCTGCAACAGGTAATTTTGATAATGGAACTCTTTACGTCTACGCGAGTGCTTGAGGATAAAATGAAAATAACCGAAAAAATTGTTGACATAAACACAGGCGAAGAACAAATTGTTGAACGAGAGGCAACTTTACAAGAAATTGAAGAAATTGAAGCCGCTAAAAAACAAGCTGTAGAACGTCAATTAAGAATTGACTCAGAAAAAAAAGCTCGTCTTGAAGTGCTTCAAAAACTTGGTATTACCGAAGAAGAAGCAAAACTTCTTTTGTCATAATGGCCAAATTATGCAAAGCCGGCCAACAGCTACGCGAGCAGATAGACGATGATTATCCCGACCGCGACCGCAAATCGGACGGCTGGATAGCAGACGCTCGTCACTTTGCTAATGGCAACTCGGATCACATTCCGCGTAACGGAACAGTCCGAGCTTTAGATATTGACGCCAACCTCAACGCTCACCCTGAAGAGACTTACGCTTTAGTAGAAAAAATCCGCAAATGCGCCAAACGCGGGGATAAGCGGATTAAATACATAATCTACGATGGCAAGATTATGAGCCCAATTCTTAACTGGAAGCGCAGAAAATATCGAGGCGCAAATCCTCACCGCTCGCACTTTCATATCAGCTTTACAACTCTGGGAGACAACAACGGAAAATGGTTCGACCTAGAAGGAGAAAGACAAAATGCTAAACGATTTAAAAAAGGCAGCGGAGAGCTGGATCAAGACATTTCTAGCAGCAGCCCTAGCGACTTATCTAGCAGTGGGCCTAGATGTCAATGCAATTGCCAATGCCGCAATAGCATCAGTCTTGCCTAGCATCATTAACTGGCTTAACCCTAACTACGAGCGTTACGGACGAGTTCGGTAATGGCTCCCGGGGATATTGCGGCTTTCATAGCCTCTGTTCTCGGATCTATCGGGTTACTTATCGCTGGTCTTAGATACATAATAAAACTTGAAAACCTTCCGCTGATTTCACGGCTTGACAAGTTAGAATCTACCCTTGAGTTAGCCCTACGGGAAAAGGTGGCAAAAGGTGGCACAAGCAAAGCGCGGCGTTAAGAAGCCAGTTAAAAAGGTTGCTAAGAAACGCCGCACAGTTAAGGAGCTACCAACCAAGCTGGATTTCTGGGCTATCGCTTGTAAGGAAATTTATGAGACCTGCCGCCGTAATGGAATGGATGAGGGAACGGCTCTGGCTTTTGCTATGGATCGCTCTAGCTGGCCGGACTGGGTTATCGACCCTTCAGACCCGATTAAAAAGATTGGGTGGGAAGACGGAGAAGAGGACGTCTAATTTACCTCCGAGAGGTTGAACTCTTTGAAGCGTTAAAGTCAGTTTTCCCGGACTTAACGCCTCTGTCAGCGACCGACCGAGCAGACGGCATTACCCACGATGCCTATATTGAAATGAAATGCCGCCGCACCCACTACCCAACTCTTTTGATTGAAAAGAAGAAATGGGATTATCTGGCCGATATAAGGGCTAGGACAGGGGCTAGAACGCTTTATATCAACTCAACCCCACAAGGGGTCTATTGCTTTGACTTAGGGGCTCTAGAGGAGCCTCAGTGGGCTTTAAAGGCCCTTCCAGATAAGACCGACTTCGCCAATAGCGGGAAAGTGCAAAAGCTAGCTGGCTATTTAGACATACGACTCGCCGAGCTGCTACTTGTATAAATCCATTTAATTAAATACATTTATCCCACTAAATCCATTTACGAGGGTTTAGAAGGGAGAAGAAATGATAAATACGCCGAATTTAATTCGGTTTGATACCACTTCCGGTGCTTGGTCGGATGGTAAAAATTACGTTAAAGGCCAATTAATTCGCAGATATGCGGTTGAGTCATTAGGCCGTAAATCAGTAAGAGGGCGTTTAAGTAAGCAAGAAATATCGGCTTACTGGCTGGACAGATTCGGAGTCAATGCCGATGTTCAGTGAGTATCAAGACGCAATAATCTTTAGCGCAACAATTCTTGGCTGGTGGTTATTACACAGAGCCATTCTGGGCATCAAAGCCAAAGCATTTAACGAAGGCTATAAGAGAGGGAGAGCTAGCATAAATGTCAGAGAGATCGTTAAGTGACTGGCTCGAGGACGCTGGTAACACCCTTGAAGACCGGGGGATGGAATATGGCGACCCGAGACACAATTTACTACGCATTTACAAAATCGCGAGAATACTCGGTATTCAGCTCAGAGACCCAGCTGACGTTGCGCTGGTGTTTATCGCGACAAAACTGTCAAGAATGGTGGAAAGTCCAGAGCGCGAGGATTCGTATCTCGATCTCATTGGATACGCCGCTATCTTGGGTCGATGCAGATTTTCGACACCAGAAGATTGGGACAACGTTGAGTCTGACTCGGAACTCTAATAATCACCAATGGTGTGATTACTGCAAATCTCGCTGGGGACAATTGAAAGATGGCACTTGGCATTTAAGAGCGCAAGTACCAGCTGTCTGGAAGGTTGTTAGCGAGACACCAATGAGAAGAGGCCAGGTGAGGTTTTACTGCCAACCCTGCGCCAATGAAGCACAAAACTGGCCAGATGGAACCTTTTGGTCACTTAAAGAACAATTAACTTACGCGATAGATCAATTCGCAGGACGGGAGAAATTAGATGTCGAATTACCTTGATGATTACGTTTCAGTGCAAGACCGCTTAAAGGAGTTTATTAATGCTTTTCCAGATTATCGGATTAAGACTCACGTCCTTGAGGAGTCGCTTACTCCTAATTGCGATGTTTATATTGTTAAGACTGAGCTCTATCGCACTGAAGCTGATGCTGCGGCTTGGACAACGGGACTTAGCAGTGAGTCCAAATCCAAGCAGTATGCTCTGGAGCTTGCAGAGACGGGCTCTTTGGGTAGAGCTCTTAACCTTGCTGGCTATTTCGCAAAGCCAAGCACAACGCCTAAGAAGCCTATCCAGACTACAAAGCCAGAACTCGCTGAATTTGTTAAGGCGCAAAGACCGAACGACCCCGAGCCAATAGTCTGGGACGTTAGTGATGTCGCCGATAAATTAGGTGCAGAGATAATCGATGAAATTCCACTCTGCTCTGGTGGCGATGGCCCAATGGTGCTTAAGTCCGGTGTTAAAGAAGGTAAGGAATATCGAGGTTGGGTATGCCCTACTCCTAAGTCTGGTCATCCGGCTAAGTGGATGCGCATTGGATCAGATGGCAGTTGGGTATTCCAGAAGTGAGTTTAGAGATGCACCCGTTTAAGTGCGGAAACTGTAAAAAAGTAACCGCACATAGGGAAATCAGACGATATGCCAGTGAAATAAATGAGGGGCAAGAAGTCTGGTTAATGGAATGTCAGAATTGCTTTGAAATGCGATTAATTGAGCCAGCAGAGAGAGTAGCCAGTAAAGAGGATGAAATTACTCGCTGCGACCAATGCGGTAACTACAAGATGAAAGCGGCTAAATGCCGTATATGTCTTATAGCTGCTGGCCAAGAGCGCATCAAAGAGCGATACTGGACTGGTGGAGCGACATTGGAAAGGTTTTTAGATGCCGACATATGATTTTATTTGTCCAGAATGCAATGACGTAGTTGAACAGTTTTTTCACATTTATGCAGACAAAGAGCTTAATTGTGGTCACTGCGGGACATTAATGAAACAACAATTTAAGTCAGTGCCAGCACACTTCAAGGGACAGGGATGGGCGAGCAAAGACAAATAAAGCGGAGAATCCACTCCATTAAATACATTTACCAAATGATGGAGTGGGGCTTCTCTAAAGAGTTTATTGCCCGAGATATGGGAGTCGAAATAAGCTCATTAGAAACCAGATTAAGAAGACACAAAGAAAGGGAGCAGAATGCAAGAGCAACAAGTAAGGGAGCAAATAGCTCAACAAATAGAAGCGCTAAACCTAAAGCCAAGAAGTTACAACAATAAATCAGAGATGATAAGCCTCGAACAGGTGCTTGATGAAGTTGAACGAATCAGTTTAGGCATTCAAAAATTGTGTGCTTCTATAGCTAGGGGTCAAAATGACAATTAAAGACCTAAGCCTCAAGCTAGCGGCGATAAGCCTATTAGCGGATCAGGCCAAGCGGCTAAAGGACGAACTACGAGCCGAGCTAAAAATCCAAATGGAGGAGCTAGGAGCAGACAGGGTAAAAGCTGAGTTAGGCGATGAGGTAGTTGCATACATAACTACTACCAAGCCTAAGTTTAAATGGGCCATTAAAAGCGATAGGAAGGCTTTAGAGTGGTTTAAGGCGTATTACCCTAATGAGGTTATCGAAACCATACGTCCAAGCTCCCTAGAGGCTATATTGGACAAATTTAACTATGACGGAGACACAGTAGTAGATCCAAATGGTGAAGTAGTGGATTGGCTAGAAGGCTCGTTAGCTGAGCCGTATTTAACTACTAAATTCCACGGCGATGGTAAAGCCATATTACGAGATGCTTTAATAGGGCTAAAGCGTAATGAGCTAGATGTTAAGGAGATATTGGAGTTAGAGAGTTAATCGGGTATGTCCGGACATATCTTGTCCATATAGTGAGATAATGGAGTAGCCAATGCGTAAGTTATTTGACAAGCCGATTACACTCTCGCTACGAGCGGGCGCGGGAGCTGGCCCTAGGCGAAGTGTCGGGGGGAGCTATTGTCTCCGCCTGATGGCTTTGACGCTATTAACAGCTCTGATAACAATAATTAATACACAGCCATCAAAAGCAAATATGAATTTAAAACTGTATGCGTATAATCAAATGAGTTGGTCGCAATTTGAGTGTTTTAATTGGTTGATTTATAAAGAGAGTAGATGGAATTATAAGGCTCGTAATGGTAGTCACTACGGCCTAGGACAGATGCGATCTACTTGGTATAGAGACCTCACACCCAAAGAGCAAATAAAAGCTTCGATTAAATACATACACCACCGCT